AAGACGCCCGGATGGCGGACCATCGTCTCCCACTCCACTGAAACCCCCAGCGCGTACTCGGCGCAGTGGCGCCACGAGTTCCTCGCCTTGTAGTGCTCGAAGTCCTCGAACCGCTCCCGGAGCAACAACGGCTTGCCCGTGGGCCCGAGGAAGTCCTCCGGCGTGAAGGGCTCCTTGAAGACGCAGTCCGCGTCGATGTGGAAAACCAGATCCGTGTCTCTCGGGCACCACAGGTCCGCCTCGCACTTGCAGACTTGGTGGTGGAGGAAACCCTTGGACTCGGACTCGAAGTAGCTCCGCAGCTCGACCCCGTGCTTCTGGGCCAGCGGCTTGAAGCGCGCCTCGTCCTTGGTCGGCACGACCATCGTCACCCCGGCAAAGCCGCGGGCGAACTTGTTGATCGACCTCAACGTGTAGGACGTGAAGTCGTAATCTTTGGCGTAGGTGACGAGAAAAAGTTGGGATTTCACACTAGACAAGTCGGACGTAGCACTTGGGCTTTCTCGATCGGCAAATGCGCGTTTTCCCGCAGCGCGATATGCGAACCCATACAGTCACCCTTGGTGTAGCTGTGGGCTTTTACAAAATCAATCACGGCCCCATCGTCGTTGACGACGTGTTCGACGTAGCGTTCGGACAGGTCAGCCAGTAAGCGGGGACGGCATCCAGCTTCAGGATCATCAGCAGTTCCAAGCCTTCCTGCTCCAGTAGTTCGCCGACAATTTGCCCTCGCCGCCCTTGATCCCGCCGCTCCTCGCGCAGTACGACGACTTGCGCGCCGGCTGGTCCTTCTTGATCGTCATCTTGGGGTCGCCGTAGCGGACGAGCCGGACCTTGTTCCCGACCTTGGCCAGCACGGCCGACTTCTTCGGCCCGCCCGGCGTGCGTTTCGGCTTGTTGTAGCCGGCAAAGACCATCCCGCGATATTTGATGCTCATAAAGGGTGGGGTGTCAGGAACGGGTTTGCCGGTCAATCCCGGTCGTAGTCGTAGGGGTGGCCACGACGGGGATCGTGGTCATCGCTCCGGCCGCAGATGTACCCAGCCATCAGGCCGATCAGACAGGCAAACACGACGCACAAAATGATGGCTAGTCCGCTCATTGAAGGAAGGTCGGCTTGGTCCGGATCTCCTCGAACAGGTTGTGGACCCGTTCGCCGTAGGGGCACTTCTGGTTCTTCTCCCGCAGCCGCAGCGCGCCCGTGAAGCCCTTGTTCCAGATGGAGCCGAGCAGGTAGGCGGTGGGCTCGATGCCTTTATCTTCCAGCCGCTTGGCATACTGGCGCAGGCGCGTGCCGGCCACGGCGTAGGCAGCGCCGCGCTGCTTGGCGTAGGAGTAGGGCAGACGAGTCTCCTCCCGCCACGTCCGTTCCGTGAACTGGAGTCCGCCGCCCGGGTGCGACCACGGCGTGTTCTCGGCCATCTCGATGGCGAGGATCAGGTGGCCCAGATCGGACGTGGGACGGAGGCCGCCCTCGGCCCCTACCATCCCGAGGAAGAAAGCCAGCGCGATCATAACTGAGTTTCTCTTTCGGCAAATCTGGCCAGCTTCTGTTGGAGTTCGCCGATCTTGCCGAGCAGGCGAGCCTCGCGCTCCAAACTCTTGCCGAGCAGCGCGGCTTGCTCCTGCACTTGTTCGGCTAACATATCGGCCTGCTCGCGGACCGCGAAAAGGATCCGGGCGAGCGACTCGACGTCGGACGGCTCGTGACGGAAGACCGTGATGGTCCCGTCATCGTTGCGGCGGCAGAGTTCCGTGGAATCAGTCGTGTTGGTCATTGTCGTAGTCGGGGCCGCGACGGCTTTGGAGGATCACGCCGACGGCGAGTCCGAGGATGAAAGCGATGGCGACGAGCACGATGGTCATATCACGGTCTTTCCCATCCGGATGTTGCGTTGAGCCTGCGCCAAGCGGAACGCCGTGGAGACGGACACCCCGCCAAGCTGGGTGGCCAATTCCCGCAGTTGGGTGCCCCCGTTGTCGAGCCACTTGCAAATGATCTCACCGCGTTGCGGTTCGGGCACCATCCGCTTCGAGGCGTGACCCAGCTTGCGTCCGCGGCTCTTAGCCGCGGCCAACCCCGCCTTGGTCCGCTCCACGATCAGGCTGCGCTCGAACTCGGCCACGGCGGCCAGAACGTGCATCTGGAGCCGGCCCGCCGGGTTAGACTTGGACGTGTCGATCCCCTGCCCGGGGCAGACCAAGGCAACGTTGTGCTTGTCGAACTCCCCCACCAGTTGGGCGAAGTGCGACAGGGAGCGGGCCAACCGGTCCAGCTTCACCACCAGCACGGCGTCGAAGTGGTGCTGACGGACCCGTAGCATCATCAGGTCGAGCGACTCACGGCTCGACTTCGAGCCGGACACCACATCGGTGTACTCGGCGGTCACGGTCCAGCCGCGCTGCTGGGCGTAGGCCCGCAGCTCCTGCTGCTGGGGCTGGACAGTCTGGTCTTCAGTGGAGACTCGGTAGTAAAGGACGGTTCTCATTCACGTACGGGATACGGTTCGGTGACGTCCTGTAAAGAAAAATCTTGTTAAGATTTGAGTTTCGGGGGGCAGAAGTCTCCGGCCTGCACCCCGCAGGAGCGGGATTCCGAGGCCAGCAGCCGAACCACGTCGAAGACGCTCTTCAGCTTCTGCTCGCTCATAATCCGCAGGAGCGCGGCCCGTTCGTGCGGGTAGCAGGCGAACGTGGAGGTGATGGCCAAGGTGTGGCCTCGTTTGGATTCAGGCATAGTCAATCGAAGAGGGAGACTCAGTCGGCCGCGCAACGTCCCCAATCGTGTTGTTCGCGGACGGTCCGGCGGGCGTTGATGCAGGCGATGCGGAAGTCTTCAGGGTCCTTGGTGTAGCGGTCGATCGCCTCCCGGGCGTCGGCGACCAGTTGTACCCCAGCAACGGGGTGATCCCGTCGATCGTGGTGCAGACCTGCCGGTAACGGTGCCGGAAGTAATGGTGTTCCATCCCGCTGTAGTGCAGTCGCCAATCCAGCAGGTTGGCGTAGATCCGGTGCTCCCAGAGCCGCTTGATCAGCCCGTGATGGATGGTGCCAAAGGCCCACCCGTTCTCGATGAAGAACAAAACGGAGTTCATCAGTCCTTCATCATATCGGCCATATTGTGGATGTCGGTGTCGAACCCGTGCAGGTCGGACGCGCCGAACACGGAGTCGAAGCCCTGCCAGCCCATCGCCTCGCGGGGCGCGGGGTCCGTCCGCGTGTCCTTGGCCCTTGGCACGAGCGACGGCACCCGCATCCGGGCGACGTGGAGCATAATCAGGAACGAGTCGGCGCGGTCGGGAGAGGTCTCGCCGGTGCGGCCCTTGTAGGCGTCCTTGGCCTCGACCGATTGTTTCTTGCCGATCCCGACCTTCATCCCGCCCCGGCGCCCGGCCAGCTCCTCGCTGGTTTTTTGGTCGACGCCCCGGCCGATCCGCACGATGTCGTACTCGAAGAGTTTGGCCCCCGCCATCCACAGTTCGGTCGCGGTGCGGTCGTAGAGTTCCCGCGGGGTCTGCGTGTCCTCGTCGGCGACCTTCACGTCGCTGGGGCTGCCCGCGTACTCGACGCCGAGGATCGGCGCGGCGCCGTCGTCGGTCTCCGCCAGCGGCGCGACCTTGTCCTTCCACTGGCGGCGGATCACGTCGTGGACGCCCCGGCCCGTGCCCGTCTTGTCGATGCCAAAGTTCTCCGGTTTGATGCCGAGTTGCCGGCAACGCGCCATATTCTCGTCGGCCACGTCCTGCGTGTCGCCGTGCGGCAGGATCGAGGTGCCGTCGGCTTGGATCTTGATCGCGGGCTCGGGCAGCTCGTGCCGCTCGCCCTTGTAGTCGACCCACGCGACGGCGCGGCCTACGCGGCCCAGCGTCATCGCCGGCAAGTCGCCGGTGAAGGCCGGGTCGGAGCCGGCGATCGTGACGGTGGGGCCGTCGAAGACCCACTCGCCCTCGGCGCGGCGGAGATGGTTCGAGTTGATGATCGTCGTCTGGACGCCGGTCTTGGGGAACCGGCCGTACACGTACGTGTAGACGTTCGGGTGCTGGTCGTTGCCGCCCGCCTGCGAGCGGATGATCTTCTGCACGCCCTCGTACGTGATCATACGCGGGAAGATCGTCTTCTTGGACACCACGTTCTCGGTCCGCATCGCGTTGATCGAGATGACGTGCCAGCCGGTCTCCGACTCCCACTCCTCCTGATCGTCGGTGATCGAGTCCCAGCCGCCGACGGGTTTGCAGTTCAGACCGTACCGGGACCACTCGTCCTTCGGGTTGGCCGCGGCCATAATCTTGATGTGCTCGACCGAGTTGTCGACCGACGAGAGCAGGTTGGGCGTCTCGTCGAAGATGTTGGCCGGGATCTCCTGCGCCTCGTCCAGCAGAATGCGGAGCCGCGAGTTGTCGCCGAACAGCGGGTGCGTCGGGCGGTTCTTGATCTTGGCGCCCTTCAGTTTGCCGCGGGACTTTGGCCCGCCCGGGATGACGAGGACGAAGATCCCCATACCACGTTTCTTGTCGAGGGAGATGGACTCCGAGTCTACGTTGCCCGGCAGCGGCAGCACCGCCTCGGTGTGGAGACGCACGATGTCGGCGTAGAGGTTCTTCTCGACGTGATCCTGAGAGTTGGAGGCCACCTCGATGCGGGTCCACTCGGGGTCGAGCAACCAGTCAAGGACGCACCACGCCGAGGGGGTGAACGTCTTCCCCACCGAGCCGCAACCCATCACGTTGATCTGGTTCTTGGTGAAGAGCGCGCCCCACATCAGTTGCGCGGCCCGGGGCTCGGGCGTGAACGTCTTCGGGCCCCACAACACCAGCGCCGCGGCGACGTAGTCGCGGGCGTAGAGCAGCGAGTACACGTAGGCCCACGCCAGATCCATCATATCGGACCGGGTCTTCATCGGCCGGCGCAACGAGGCGTTGTTGGCGAGGTAGACCTTGAACGTGCGGTCCTTCAGCATCCGCTCCACCGCCTTCATCAGCGACGTGGGGTCTTCGGTCTCCCGGTGATGAAAGAGGTTCTGGTGGATGTAGCGCAGGTCGGCCCGGCGCGCCTTGTCGGGGATTATGACCGGCACGGTGATTCTCAATAACTTCTTTTACGTTGTCCTCAAGCCTTTATTGACCAGAACAATCCCGACCCCCTATTGCGATGCCATTTGAATCCAAAGCACAAGCCCGTTACCTTTTTGCGCGTGAGCCCAAGGTCGCCAAGCGTTGGGCCAAGGAGACGCCGAATATGAAGAAATTGCCGGAAAAGAAGGGTTCGCAAAGCGCCGCGGAGACGCGCCGAAAGAAGTGAAGATCGGCCGTGGAAAGGTGCCGCCCAACGGGTGGCATTTCGAGGTCGTCCCCGGCCTGCGCTTGGAGGCGATCAACGAGGAGGAGCTGGTGAAGCTCATCTTCGAGTACCGTCTCCGCCACAACATCCCGGTCGGGGATATCGAGCGGGACATCGACGACTACTACTGTTCCCGTTGGCCCAAGGCGTGCCACAAGGAGCCCAAGGACTGGGTCTCCAATCCTGACCAAGTCGGTCACGTCTCGGCCGAGCCGTTGCTGAAGCGTGTGACTCGCTGGGCGGCCCTGATGATCCACGGCCAGCCCAAGGGCGGTTACTCCCTGATCAACGTGGACGAGGCAAACCGCCGTGCCAACATTTGCGTCGGGTGCCCCCGCAACCAAGGCTGGCGAGGTGGCTGCGCCGGGTGCAGCAGTTCAACTGCAACCGTACTTGCACAATTGCGTAAAGTTCAGTCAGTCAAGCAACAAGGAAACTTGATGGGATGTCAGGTTGGCGGGTGGGATAATGCCACCGCAGTGTGGATGCCTGCAACTGAATTGCCTTTAACCGACGACCAACTCAAGGCCCTCCCCGACCGTTGCTGGCGAAAAGTATGATCCTCCGCTGGTCCAGCCCTGTCTACTTGCTGAAAGCCTGTTTTAGGGCTCTCAAGTTCTTGTTGGCCGGCCGCCCTGTGCTGGCGCCGACGGAAGTGCAGCAGGAGCGTTACGCGATCTGCCAGAAGTGCCCCCTCCATTTGGACGGCCAATGCACGGTCTGCACCTGCTTCGTCAGTACCAAGGCGATGATCTCCTCGGAAAGCTGCCCCGACAGCCCGCCCCGTTGGAAGAGGTTGACATTCAGTACACCAACACCCAAACACGCTGACTAGGCGTAATTGCAATGCCAGACGACTTACAACCCAACGATCAGGATATTGTCGGTACGGGCAGCTCGCTGCCGGCAAACGGCATCGCGACGATCGACGCCCCGGAGCGCACGGACAACGGCTACGGCGACCACCTCAAGCTGGAGGCCCGGTCGGTCAAGACGGTCGATCACGCTTGGAACATCTGCAAGGCCACCGAGCAGAACAACCGCACCCGGGCCGCCCGTACCGCCGACATCCAAGGTCTGCACGATGGCGAGCCGCCCCGGTCCTCGGCCGCCCAGACCGAACGGGGCAAGTCTTGGCAGTCCAACGCCTCCACCAACTGGCTCTCCGGTATCGTGGGCCGGGTCAGCCAGCGGTTCGTCAACGCGGTCATCTCCCAGATCTACGTCACGTCCAGCGCGCTGCCCAAGACGACCAATCTCTACAAGGCCAAGACAGACTTCCTGCGCGCCAAGTTCACCCGGCTGATCCGTTCGTGGGACGGCAACACTGGCCTGATCAACAGTCTGGCGGTCGAGACCGCGCTTCAGGGCTACGCCTACGCGGTCTTCCTCGACCCGTACACGTACAAGCCGACGATGTTCAAGCAGGACCGCGCCTTCTGCCCGGAGCAGTCCGGCCAGCACGCCCGCGACCTTCAGTTCTTCGTCGCCAAGATGGACTACCGTCTCGACGAGTTCCTTGACCTGTTCAAGGACGAGGAGGCGGCCAAGGAGGTCGGCTACGACCTCGACAACTGCGTCTACGCGGCGAACAACGCGAAGATGATGGACCCGCGTGAGGACGCGACCACGACCCAGTTCCGCAAGTTCGTTGAGATGATCAACGAAGGCGTCCTCGGCCTGACCTTCACCTCGACCGGCGCCCGCGTGGTGTCGTGCTGGCTGCTCTTCAACCGCGAGTACGACGGTCAGGTCAGCTTCTGGCTGATTCACCGCGACTCGGGCAAGATGCTCCGGTTCAGTTTTAAGTTGTTCCCCAAGATGCAGGACGTCCTCGCGATGTTCTCGTTCGAGCCGGGCAACGGCTGCATCCACTCGTCCAAGGGTCTGGGCCGCAAGCTGGCGTCCCTGACCATTATGAAGGAGCTGTTCCGCAACGGCATCATCGACAACAGCCGGATGAGCGGGCTGATGATCCTGCGCGCCGACTCCAAGGATAAGAGTAAGTTCGCGCCGGCGGTGATGTCGCCCTTCGTCATCATCGACAAGTCGGTCGAGATCCCGCAGCAGCAGTTCATCGCCAACTCCGAGGCGTACCGGGTCACCGACACGCAGATCGACGGTTGGGCCGAACAGTCGGTCGGCGCCTACCTCGCCGCCCAGATCTCGCCCACAGGCCGCAGCGACAAGACGGCGACCGAGGCGCAGATCGACGCCCGGCGCGAGAGCGAGGCCGCGGACATTATGATCCGCCGCTGGATCGACCAGTTCTCGAACCTGATCCAGATCCAGCAGAAGCGGGCCTTCTCGGACGACTACATCGCCGAGGCGCGCCGCCTGACCGACAAGCTGATCAAGGACCCGGCGCTGGAGACTCCCGATTTCTACGAGGGGCACGGCAACAGCGATCCCGAGGTCCTCCGCACGCTGGTCGAGATTATGCTCGATCCGCTGATGATCTCCGACGACGAGATCAAGATCTGGCGCGAAACGCCCGCCTCCCCGCTGGCCCACACCGCCGACGCGGTCACCGCGCAGGGCGTGTCGGTCGTGCTCCAGAAGTACGCCGGCAACCCCAACGTGGATCAGGGCAAGGTGATCCAGCGCGACATCGAGAACACGGTCGGCGCCGAGCTGGCGCAGGAGTTCTTCATCCCCACGGCCGACCAGACGATCGTCGCCGAGGCCCGCCGGATGCAGCTCATCGAGTCCAACACGATGCTCACCGCGGGCATCGAGGTGCCGGTGAGCCCGCGAGACAACCATCTGATCCACGGCGCGACCTTGCAGGAGCTCCTGACCTCGGTCGCCGCACCGGTCCTGAGCCAGCCCAACCCGCCGCAGCAGATCCTGAAGGCCACGGAGCTGAACCTCAACCACCTGCTGGCCCATCTGCAAATGGGGATGGCCGTCGGGCTGGGCAAGGACCCGAACTTCCAAGAGATCGAGAAGTTCGCCCTCGGCTTCAAGAAACAGCTCACGCAGGTCATCGAGATCAACGAGCAGATGCAGGCTGCCCAGCAGGTCGTGATGGACGCGATCCGCCGCGAGGGCCTGCCGCCCGAGAGCGCCTCGCCGACCCCGGAGATGCCGCCAATGGCCGCGCCCGCGCCGGCCGCCCCGCCTGTCGAAGAGCCCGCCTTCGTCAATGTACCTTCGTAAAGAAAACCTAGAAGCCGCCGCCTCCCTCCTCAACTCCCCGCTCTGGACAGACATCAAACGATGTCTGCTGGAGCGTCGCCCGGACGCGCCACTCGCCGTGGACGCGATTCACACCGCGGCGGCCAAGGGTTTCGAGCGGAAGGGCTACGAGGCCGCCATCACTGAGATCGAGAAGCTGCCTTTCGACGTCCTGACCGAGCGTCAGGACCCGTTCAACCGTCCCGCCATAACCGCAACTGAAGACTGATATGCCCGACCCCGTCACCGCTCCCGCTGAAGCAAGCTCGTTCAACCTAGACGGCCTCGCCGATCTCGTCCGCACGTCCAGCCCTGAGCTGGCCAAACTGGTGGAGGCCGACGGTGTGGCCACCGCGGAGCTGCCGCCAGCCGAGGAGACTCCCGCTCCGCCGCCCGCACCCGAGCCGGAGCCAGAGGTGAACGAGCAGCCCTTGGCTGCCGAGACGACGGACGAGGCTCCGCCGCAGGAGGCACCGGCGGATCGCACGATCGCCGACGAGCTGGAGGAACTCAACCGCCAGTCCGCCGAGGCCAAGTCCAAGCCGGCGCCGAAACCCGCCGCTGAAACGCCTCCGGTCGAGCAATCCCCGCAGCGTGACGACGACCTGAAGCTGGATGTCCGCCAGTCGGCGGCGATGCACCCGAGGACCAAGAAGATCATCGAGGAGCGCAACCAGAAGATCGTCGCCGAACGCAACAAGGCCGACGCGCTGGCCAAGGAACGGGAGGAGATGGCCGCGGAACTCAACCGGGTTCGCGAGCAATTGAAGAAGGGATCGATGCCCAAGGAGGCCGAGGAGGAGCTCAAGTCGCTCCGCGAGCGCATCCGGGAGCTGGACATCACTCGCGACCCCAGTCTGGAGATCAAGTACGACCGTCCGATCGCCGAGAATCAGGACCGCATCCTCAAAATTCTTCAAGAATTCGGCGTCGGCAAGACTCAGGACGGCGAGGAAGACCCCGAGGCGGTCGAGAACCTGAAAAAGTCCGGTCTGAACTTCAAAACTGTCGCTCCGTTTATCAAAAAGTTGTCCGACGAAGGTTTTGAGGAGGAGGCGGAGCAGCTCCGGGAGCATCTCCGCGAGAATATCCGCATCCGGAACGCCAAGGACCGGGAGATCAACGAGTGGAAGGCGGACTTTGACTCGAAAAAACAGCAGGCGGTTCAGTTTTCCCAGCAACAGGCCGAAAAAAGCAACGTCGAGGTGCGTGAACACGCCACCCGCATCCTCAATTCCGACATCGTGGAGCTCACCAAGGACTTCCCGTTCCTGAACCGGCCCGCCGACCCGCTTCCGAACGACACTCCGGCCGTCGTGAAGGCGAAAAACGACGCCATTCAGGCGTACGACGCCGCGGCCAAGTCGATTTCGGAGGCGGTGGCGCAGTTGGATCCCTCCAAGGTCAGTCCGAACAAGGTTGCCGAGGTCAGCGGGCGCCTGACGGCCAACGCGGTGCAAAACATCATCGTCCGGCAACACGTTTTGCCGCGGTTATTGAAGGATCTGGCCGATCTGAGGGCCCGGAACAGCGAACTGGAGACCAAGGTGGGCAAGATCAAGACCGCGGGGACCCTTTCCCGCGCCCACGCCGCCGCCGCGACCGCTCCCGCGGGCGCCAAGGCCGTGTTGCCTGAGAATACCGAGGATGCGGTGCGCCAGATCGCCAAGGAGATGGGCGTTTCGCTCGGGTAACCGGTGATCAACCTCGTCGAACTCCCCCAGAGCTACATCGACAAATACGGCCGGGAAAAAGTGACCGAGATCATCGGTCACGGGCCGGCGATGGTGTCGATGTGGCTCTCCCGAAAGCGGTTTCCGTTGGACGCCGTGCAGAAGCTGATCGAGTTCGATCCGTCGCCGCTGCACGCGGTCAAACCGTTGTACGCGAACCCGGAATCCGGGAAGAAGATGGTGATCTTGATGCCAATGAACGGGCCACCGGAGCCCGAGGTGATGGACGCCTTCGCCCGGTTGTACGATCCGCGGGAAATGGACTTTCACCGCGTCGCGTTCAACAACCTGTCGGTCGCCCGCAACGCCTTGGCCGGGAGATTCCTCCGCGGGCCGTGGGACTGGGCGCTCTGGTGGGACAGCGACACGATCCCGCCCTACGGCAACGCCGAGGCGTTCAAGAAACTGTGCCAGAACCCGAATATGCCGGACGTCTTCGCCGGCGTCCACGCGATCTACCGGATGCTGGTCCACAAGAAGCCGTTCGTCAGCGCCTGCTACGTCGGGCGGAAGAAAGGCGCGCCACCGCAGTTCTTTACCGGCGACGCGGAGACCGCCCGGGCGATGGTCAAGCGAGGCCCGCGGGACGAGCTGCTGCAATGCGAGTGGACCGGGTTTGGTTTTGTCCTGACGCACCGCCGCGTCTTCGAGGACATCATCCGCACGCAGGGCGAGGAGATTCGCGTCAAGAATGACGGGCTCCGCGCCAAGTTCGGCTACGATCACGCGTTCTTCACCCCGACCGGGGTCGACATCCCCGGCGACGACATCCCGTTCTGCATCCGTGCCATCAAGGCGGGCCACAAGCCCGTGATGGATCTCTCCGTGTTCGCCGCCCACATCGGCAATCACGCCTACACCTACGCCGACCTTTAATAATATGCCCGCCCCCAGTACATTCCAACCACTCACCTCCGGACCCGCGATGGCCCGGATGGCCGACGGGACTTACGTCCCCGCGTCGATGCCGAGCCGTGCCCTGCATCCCAACCACCAGAAGCTCCTGATCGTCATCCAGTATTACGAGGCCGACAAGATCGCGGCCGAGGAACTGGCGCTGCTGATCGCGGATCTGGAACGCGTCCGCAACAATCAGGCCGACATCCTTGTCTTCCGCCGGCACGACGCGGGCGAGTTCAGCGTAGGCGCGCTGGAGAGGCTGCGCGACAAGTTCAACAAGGTGCATTACGAGACGTGCCGCCGCCGTGATGCCAAGGGGTATCCGTTCGGGCCAAACCAGATGTGGGGGGATCTGGTCTCGATGATGGCCCAGATGCCGCGATGGCACGAAAATTACTACGCGTTCCTGCCGTTGGAGTCGGACTGCGTCCCAATGCGTCCGGGTTGGATCGGCGAACTGGCCGAGGAGTTCCGGATCGCCAAGTCCAAGTCCTACGCCGCCGTTGGCCACATCCACGACAATCCGATCCGCCACTTAAACGGGGTCGCGATCTACGACACCCAGTTGTGGCGGATTGTTCCCGGCAACAAGTTGAACGGCGCCAATCCGCAGGTCGCCTATGACATCTACCATCGGGCGGAGATCCTGCCGGTCGCGTGCGACACTCCGCTGATTATGATGGAGTACCAGCGCCCCACCATCACGGCGTCGGATTTGTTCCGGCCGTGGAAGAGCGGGTTTGAGCCGGCGATGTTCCACGGGGTGAAGGACGGGTCCGCCCGGACTGCCGTGCGCGCCAAGCACATCACGTTCGCGCAGGAGAAGGACACGTCGAGCCAGACCGTGTTCACCTACCAGCATCAGCCGGCCAACAACCCGTCGATTACCGCCAAGTACGACCTTTGGTTCGAGAGCTGGCGGAGCCGCGGGTGGAACCCGATCAAGCTGACGCAACGTGACGCGATCCGGCATCCCAAGTACACGGAGATGCTGGCCAACATCAAAACGATGAAGTTCTTGGCCGACCCGGCTGAGATGACCGCGAGGCTCGTCCGGTGGGCGGCGCTCGACGCGATGGGCGGCGGACTGATGGTCGACCCGGAGGTATTGCCGGCCAACTTCAACCCGACTCACTTCGATTGGAAGCCGGCCCTGCTCAACTCTGACAACGCGTCCGGAGTCTTGGCGGCTTGTATGAACAAGCAATCCTTGGACTTGTTGATCGAGGCCATCCGCACGTATCCGGTAGATCCGGAGATCCGGTTATTGGCTCCCGAACTGACCATCCTGAAAGCCTGCGGGCTGTTCAAGAAGCCCAAGTCCTTCGTGTCGGTCTGCGGGGACAAGGACTGGCGTTCGGCCCGGATGGTTTGTTTCAGCCAACCCGAGATGCAACGGATTGGTATCCCCGGTTCGACCCTCCAGTTGATGGAGAAGTTCCTGCGGGAGACCTAAGACAAAAAGGCATTGACCGGAGGGGATAACGGAGTATCCCGTGATCCCATCCGGGGGTTATTAGCGCGCAAGCGCCGGTCCGCTGCGAGAGCAGCACATCCGCCGGGGACGAACGGGTGTGTCGCAAGACCGAACAGGAGAGGGAACTACCCACCTTCGACCGGGTAAACCCGCCATTCGGCGGACAGTTCAACCATAACCTCTTTTCACAATGTCTTGCACTCCGATTCCGATCGATCTCGCGACCCAGCTTTTCTCGCGTGATCCCCAGCGTCTCTACGGCCCCATCGCCAAGTCGCTGATCACCCAAGTCCCCTACATCTCCGCCCTCCGCTCGGGCACCTTCCCCGCCGCGGTCTCCGCCACGCTCCTGAGCGTCGCGCAGGGTCGTGCGCTCCTCCAGACCTCTCTGGCCAATCCGTCGTTCACCTCGATGCTGAACCTTTGCGGTTCCTGCTCGCTGAACGTCGACCAGAACGGCACCAACCAGTACTCGTACATCGCTGAGATCAATCAGGGGATGTCCGACAAGATCTGCTTGAATCAGGGTTTCTCGGCCTTCCTTGGTTCCCTGACCGCGCAGCTTGAGGCGTACCAGAACGGGGTGACCGAGCTGATCAACGCCGACGTGCGTTACCAGCTCTTCCTCCGTTCCGGCGTCAAGATGGTCGTGCAGGCCGGCGGCGTTGGCATCACCAGCCAGATCTATGGTGGTGAGTACAACATCGACGAGCCGGTTCCGGCCGTCCAGTCGACCGCCCAGCTCACCTTTGGCACGCTCCAGAGCGTCAACCGCTATATGCGGTCCGCCCTGCGCGCCAAGCCGTTCGGTTCCGGCGCCGCGGCCCACGCCCGGTTCATCGGTTCCCCGGACATCCTCGACGCCCTCCGTAATGACCTCGGCGGCGCCGCGGGTCCCGGTGGCGCGAACATCGTGCCCCTCGGCACGCTGGCCGCGGGCGGCGACCGGATGGCCGTCGATGGCCTGAAGAGCTATATGTTCGAGCCGCTCTACCGCGGCATCCAGATGGGCGAGGACCCGATCCCGCTGCGTCTGAACTGGAACGGCGCGGGTTACGACCCGGTCGACCCGAACACCAGCTACAGCTCCACCGTGGGCACCGTCGCCACCGTTTCCAACGCGTGGTTGGAGGCGTCCCACGAGGTTGCGTTCCTGATGTTCGACGGTTCGTTCGAGCGTCAGGTTCCCGCCCCGTTCACGGGCGAGGGCAAGATCCGCTTCCAGCGCCAGATGTTCGGTGGTGAGATCCAGTTTATGAACCACCCGGATATGACCTCGAACTTGTTCGGGGACTACGGCGTGATGGCGTACCGTATCGGTCGCGCCTATCGCCCGATCTATCCGTGGTTCGTGCTGCCGATCATCTACAAGCGGTGCAAGGACACGGATAATCTGACGACCTGCACCGGCGTCAGCGGCGAGTCCTGATTCTGAATCAGGTTGATTCAGCCACCCCAAGGACATCCCTTGGGGTGGCTCCCCTTTAACCCTGAGAAGCCAGAATTATGTCCTGCGCGGGTGCCACTCAATGTCTGCCTCCGAAGGCCACGCTTCTGTTTTTTCAAGGGATCACGGGACCGGTTGGCCCCGTAGGCCCCGCGGGCGCCACTGGCCCGCAAGGACCGGCGGGAGGTCCCGTTGGTGGGACCGGCCCCATTGGGCCGACCGGCGCAACCGGTCCTAGTATCGTCGGCGCTTCCGGGCCCCAAGGCCCGTCGGGCCAGCTCTGCGTTTTCCGCGGGGCGTACGCGGTCACCACCCGGTACTACTTCAACGCGACGCGTCGCGACGTGGTGATCCACAACAACACTTACTGGGTCGCGACCAACCCAGCCAAGGACGCGCAAGTCAACTGGGGTACTCCCGGATCGAGTTCCGACTGGGCCAATTTTGGCGCGGTGTTCTCGATGATCGCGACCGGGCTCCTGTTGACGCAGAACGCGGTCATCACGGTCAGCCTGACCCTTGGCCAGACCGGGTCGAACATCGGGTTCATCCAGTCGGCCAACTACATTGCCGGCGTCAGCGGGTTCCTGATCCGCGCCGACGGGTTTGCGGAGTTCAACGACGTGCTGGTGCGGGGCAACATCTCGACCACGTCGGAGAAATTTAACCCGGACGACGTCGTTAACACGATGCCGCCGATCGGGTATGCGGCTTACGTCATCCCGCAGATCGACAACGCGACGATCCCGGAGAATCCGACAATTCTTTACGAGACCGACAACAGTTTGATCTTCTACGGATGGCAGAGTGGGGCCACCGGATTTGTGACCAACCGGTTCGGCAATTCGACCCAGCCGTTCATTGTCAACCTGCAAGGCAACGCGAACAACAGTTCTGGAAGTGCCCAACTGTTCTACATCGAACTTTACTATCGAACCCGGGACAACGGAGGTCCTTGGGGGTCTTGGCAAACAATCGGCCTGCCTGCTTACGTTACTTCGGACATCGTCGGACAGAGTTTTCAGAAAACCAATTTCGAGCTGTTGTCCCTGACCGGCACTGAGGACGTGCAGTTCGCGGCGGCATTCTCCAAGGGCGTGGGTGGGTCGGTGATTATGGAAGGCGCGCAACTGTCGGTTCAGGCCCCGAACTAAAATGTCCAACAACTGCAACTCCTGCGAGCCGGTCCAGTGGTGTACTCCTCCGAATTGGAATACCGATTTTCCGCAATTGGTCGGAGCAACGGGGGCCACTGGTCCAGCAGGTGCCACCGGCGCCGGGGTTACAGGAGCGACTGGAGCTATCCCCCCGTGGGTGTTCGCGTTTTACTTCACCGGCAGCGCGATTGACGAAGCGGTTTTTGGTTATTTCAACACGCAAGTTCAGGCGGAAATAGTCGCCATCTCCATTGCCGCTCAAACAGCGCCCAGTGGGTCAGACCTCACCATCGATTTGGTCGATTCTCTCGGTTTCGAGCTTGGACGTATCGCCACTCTTTCGGCGGGGAGTAATTACTCAAAAACTTCGGTTTTGCCTTACACGGTCGCGGCCAACGATTTTGTCCGGGCCAAGATCAAGTCCGTAGGCAGTATCGACCCGGGCGGATATCTTTGCGTCACGCTCTTTTTCTCTGCGGCTGGTACACCCGGCCCTACTGGTGCCACGGGCCCTCAAGGCCCTGCGGGTGGCCCCACCGGGCCAACTGGTGCGACCGGTCCCGCGGGTGCCACGGGCGCTGCGGGTAGCCCCGGTGGTGCCACGGGTGCCACGGGTGCGGTAGGATCCACGGGTGCCGCGGGCGCAACTGGAGCAGTTGGTGTAACGGGCGCAACGGGTCCTCAAGGCATTACGGGTGCGACTGGTGTTCAAGGGCTGACCGGTGCGACGGGTGCTTCGGGCGCTCGTGGCGCTACAGGCGCTACCGGTGTCGGAACGACAGGTGCGACGGGCGTTGCCGGTTCAACCGGACCAACGGGCGCTGGAGTTACCGGAGCGACCGGTGTTGCCGGTTCAACGGGTGTAACAGGCCCCAGCGGATCTTTGGGTGCTACGGGAGCAACAGGTGTCGCTGGTCCGACCGGCGTTACCGGAGCTACCGGGCCCGCGGGAGCAACGGGTGTGGGCGTTACTGGTGCAACGGGTGTAGCCGGCTCAACGGGTGCTACCGGCTCTGTCGGCGCAACCGGAGCGGGAGTTACTGGAGCTACTGGAGTGCAAGGCCCTACCGGTTCTCAAGGGGCTACCGGAGCCACGGGCGCAGGCGTTACCGGTGCAACGGGTGTGGCTGGCCCAACAGGCGCTATCGGCGTCACGGGAGCTACGGGTCCTACGGGCGCCGGAGCCACTGGTCCTACCGGACCCCAAGGGGCTACCGGTGTTACAACCGCTCCGAACATTCAGTTTTTTACCGCCGGAGGAACTTGGACCAAACCCTCCAACGCCAAGACGACTTTTGTGTACCTTGTCGGCGGCGGTGGCGGTGGTGGTTCCGGGCGCCGCGGCGCCTCGGCCACAGACCGGTTCGGTGGCGCGGGTGGCAGCGGCGGCGGTGCCACGTTCCTGTCTTTGCCTTCCTCCATCCTTGGGGCCACGGAACCCATCGGCGTTGGTGCCGGCGGTGCCGGCGGCGCGGCCATCACGTTGGACGATACCAACGGGAACGTCGGTGTTGATGGCGGTGACTCGTACTTTGGTGGTTGGGCCGTCGCCTTGGGCGGCAAGGGCGGCGAGGGCGGCACCGCGACCGATAGTATCGCCTACAGCGGCGGCAATAGTCAGGCGGTAGGCGGTGCCGGCGGTGGCACCAACACGGTTACCGCTGGAGCCACGTCCAAGCAGGCTGCGGCCGGTGGTGGCAAGGGCGCCGACCTCGACAGCACCGACACCCTTGTTTACGGCGGCAACGGAGGTGATGCGGGAGTTGGTACCCGGTTCACCCCCTTGGCCGGAGGTTCCACCAACCCGAATCCGGGTCCGGGCGCAAACGGTGACGACGCCGTCACCAACGAACCGCAAGGCGGTGCCGGCGGCGGTGGCGGCGGCACGGATCTCGCCACCACGGGCGGAGACGGTGGCACCGGCGGGTCCTATGGCGGCGGTGGCGGCGGTGGCGCCGCCAGCGAAAACACGTTCGACTCAGGCAAAGGTGGTGATGGCGCCGCGGGAATCGCAATCGTCATAACCTACTTCTAACATGCCGGATAACATCTATCCAGACGACCCGAACGGCACAGATTGGGTCCGGCTCGGCCAATGGTTGGAGGCTTGGTATTACTCCCTCACTTCAACACCCCCTAGCGGCGACCCGTTGCTTGCCCCCATCCGTCAGGAAGACACCGAGGGCGTCAAGTTTGCCAAATGGCAGCGTTGGCTCAAAGCGATTCAACAAGTTTCCTAACCATCGACCTCCATGCCTGACCCACTTCTACGCGATCTGACCGTTTACGACACCGAGGGCACGCGCTGGGCGGTCATCCAGCGTTGGCTCAAGGACGTCGTCGACACGATCAACGCCGGCCACCCGGAGACCAAGGGCCGCGATTTCGCGACCATGATCTTCACGGGATCGGCGATCTTGAATAACACGTTTGGGTACTTCAAGTGCAGCACCACGACGAAGTGGACCCGGGCGCAATTGTTCTGTCAGACCGTCCCGACCGGCTCGGCGATCATCGTCACGTTTGTCAACGACGCCGGCACAAGCCTTGGCGTGACCGCGACCGTGGCTGCTGGTCAAGATCGGCAGGAGACGGTTTTCGGATCCACTTTGACTTTGTCGCCCGGCGACATTGTTCGATGCAAGATCACGCAGGTTGGATCCACTACCCCCGGCGGGTACATCACGGTAAACCTGATGTAAAATGATTCATGCCCGACGCGATCCAATTCACGATCCCGCCGCTCACCGGCGCAACTGGCGCAGTTTCATCCGGAGGAACTACCGGAGCCACTGGCGCGACGGGACCGTCGGGACTGCCGGGACGTAACGGGGTCAACGGAGGCAACGGTGCTACGGGGCCTGCGGGTTATACGGGCGCCACGGGTCCGGCGGGCAGTCCGGGAGGCGCAACTGGCGCCACTGGTACAGCCGGCACCGCGGGTGCAACGGGTGCAACAGGCGCCGGAGTTACTGGTGCCACTGGTGCAACGGGAGCAGTAGGCGCCACCGGACCGGCGGGTGGCCCTTCCGGCCCCACTGGTGCAAGTGGCGCAACGGGTGCAACAGGTCCCGCGGGTGCCACCGGCCCTTCCGGTGTGAATGGCCCAACCGGTGCCACCGGCCCGCAAGGTGCCACCGGCACCGGCGGGGCTCTTGGCAACTACGGGTCGTTTTACGACACGACCGACCAAAGCGCCGCCAGCACCACGACCGCCTACGCCATCAACATCGGTTCCACCGCGGAAGCCAACGGGGTGTCAATCGCGTCCGGCAACCAAGTCACGTTCGCTGCGGCCGGCACGTACAATTTCCAGTACTCGATCCAGTTCAAGAACGCTGACAACCAGACTCACGCCGTAAACGTGTGGCTGCGGAAGAACGGTTCAGATGTTGCTGACAGCAACAGCCGGTACTCAGTCCCCAACCGGCACGGCAGCACCGACGGCCAACTCATCGCGGCGATCAACTACGTCCTGACGCTCGCCGCATCGGACTACCTGCAACTTGTTTGGTCCACCCAAAATACGTCGGTGACGATCGACACGTTCGCCGCCGGCGTCTCGCCGACCGTTCCAGTCACGCCCAGCGTCATCGTCACCGCGCAGCAGGTGATGTACACGCAAGCCGGAGCCACCGGCGCGGCAGGAGCAACGGGCGCCACGGGCGCAGGAGTTACGGGAGCAACGGGCGCGACGGGTGCTACCGGCGCCACGGGCCCGGCGGGCACCGGCACGACAGGAGCGACGGGTGCCGCTGGTCCTACCGGAGCCACCGGCCCTGCGGGAGCCACCGGAGCCGGTGTGACTGGAGCAACCGGCATTCAAGGCCCTACCGGCGCAACTGGCCCGGTGGGAGCTACAGGTGCGGGAGTAACTGGAGCTACAGGCATTCAAGGCCCTACCGGCGCAACGGGTCCGGCGGGCGCCACAGGTGCGGGAGTAACTGGTGCTACCGGAGTTCAAGGCGCCACGGGACCGACCGGTGCTCAAGGTGCCACGGGCCCCACGGGCGTGGGCATTACCGGAGCCACCGGCATTCAAGGTTCAACCGGCCCCACTGGCATTGGAACGACGGGGGCAACAGGAGCTACCGGAGTCACGGGCATTCAAGGAGCTACCGGACCAACCGGTGCCGAAGGTGTTACCGGCGTGCAAGGCGCTACCGGCCCTACCGGCACGACGTTTACCGCCAAGACAACCCTTGGCCCTGCGCGTCGGCGTTATCCGGATGGCACTACCGGAGCCACGACTGAGAACGTGTTTTATCAGGACGTTTTCAACGTCAAGGACTACGGAGCCTACGGCAACGGCACCAACGACGACACCGCGTCGATCTCCGCGGCTATCGATGCTGCTCTCGCGGCGGCTAACGGTGGCGCGGTCTACTTCCCGTCAGGTCAGTATCTGGTAAACTCCCGTATCACCAAAACGGTCACCAAAAGCCTGTACTTTTTTGGCGACGACGAGAGTTCTACCATCGTATCCAATAACACGTCCGGGTTGTTCGACCTCACGACTGCGGCTAATGAGACCATCTGCATTGGGTTCTCCAGTCTGGAAATGGTCTCTCAGCAAACCGCTGGAACCGCGATCTCTGCCACTTTCCTTCCCGCAAACAACTCCCATCGGTATAGTAGGTTTTACGCTCAAAGTCTCACAATAGGCAAAGTCGACAGCGGCTCCCAAATCAACCGGTTTACCCGGGGGCTTGTCCTGAACTGCGCGTCCAACGCGATGTTGGACAACTGTATGATGGACGGGAATTGCCCGTCTTGGAGGAGAGAAACGAGCACCCACAACGCCGGGTCTTTGGTAATCGGTACCCAGTATACGATCCTGACGGTTGGGACCACCAACTGGGTTAGTATTGGAGCGTCGTCTAATACCGTGGGGGTCGTTTTTACGGCTACCGGAATCGGGAGCGGTACCGGTACGGCCACCGGTTTGGCTCCGGTTACTTCCGGAATTGGGGCCCCTGTTTCGCCTGCAACGGTAGTAAAGGCGCTGTACCTTAATACCTCCAACAACTACGTCTATTTTTGGACCGGAGGTGGGTGGTCGTTAATCGCCAACATTACCGGGTATGCGAACCCGCTTGCGGTCATCAGCTCGGCTTTGCCGTTCCGCACTCTCGGGACCTACTTGTTGGAGTTTACCGGTACGATGTCGGTAAACAGCGCCGTTACAAACTGCGGGTTCAATTTTGCGGAAATCGGAGCTTCCGTTCAGATATACCAAGAAGGGCTCAACCTGACCAACGTCGCTATGGTCGACGTTTTGTATGGGTGCTACTTTGCCAGTAATAGTGCTACCCGCAGCACGTACTTGACCCTCACCGGGGTTCATATTGATGCACGAGGGTCGACGGACCAAACGGCAGGGACTGGGGGAGCCGCGGTACGTCTGAACAATGTATCGTGTATGCTGATGACGGACTCGCTGTTGATCTCGGATCAAGGCAAGGCCGTTTTGTGGATGCAAGGGGTACACGAATCCTGCGTGGTGGGTAACCAAATTTACGGTCCTGCTGATGGGATACTTATCGAGAATGGGGCCAGTTCTTCCACTTCGTGGTCGAATGTAATCACCGGAAACAATTTCCGGAATGCAAGTAACACCAACATCGCAGTAGTTGCCGGGACCCAGATCATCGCGAACAGTAATACCGAGAGCAACGGCACCACCGGAGGTAACCTGATCATTTCCGATTCAGGGACGAACAATCAGATTTGGCGGACCGTGATGGTGGGGGTGAACTCCACCCTATACCTGACTGCCATTCAGCTTTACACGGATGGGTCGGAGGCAGCCGTTTCGTGGGACGCGGAGAGGTACACCGGGGGTTTTGGGATTTGGAATGCAGGCACCCCTACCCGCATCAATGTCCCTAGTGGGGCCCGTCGAGTGCGGGTGAGTGCCGGTTTTTACTGGGAGGCCAGTACCAGTGGGAGGTTTGTCGCCAAGATTAAGGATAACGGCGGAAACTCTTGGGCACGCGATAACCGGTTCGGATCTTCCACCAGTGAGACTAATAGTGGGACGATGATCACTCCGGTCATCGACATTGCTGCCACGAGCATCACCTATTTTGAATTGGTCCTGACCCAGACCACCGGAGGCGATCTCGACCTGCAAGCCTCTCAAGCCACGTACTTCACACTGGAGGTCCTTTAATTATGAGCTGCGGATGCGGAAACAATAACTGCAACGGCGGCTGCGGCTGCAACGACTGCAACCAGCCGGGGAACCTGTGCTCCCCGCCCGTGCCCGTCGTCACGATCGTCGGCGGTCCCGTCGGTCCCACCGGCGCGACCGGCCCCAGCGGCCCCGCTGGGTTCGGTGTGACCGGTCCGACCGGCGCCACCGGGGCGCAGGGCATCCCCGGCCCGATCGGGGCCAACGGCGCCACCGGTGCCACCGGCGTTGCCGGCGCGAGCGGGGCTCCGACCGCGTTGTTCACCGGCGTCTACTGGGACCCCGCGTCGGCCACGACCGACCTTGCCAACCTGCAAGGCTCCCGGGTGCTGGACTTCGGCACGGTCAACTTCTCCAGCGGGGACTACCTCTTCAGCCTGAAGATGCAGATCGGCTGGAACGCCGGCGCGGTCGGCCCGAACAACCTGAACGGGTCGGTCGACTTTATGGACGGCACTACGTTGCGCCAGACGTTCAAGTGGGGCCGCTCCAAGAGCGAGGCGGCCGGCTATCAGTATGGTGTCGCCGAGTCCTACGATTTCTGGTTCATCACCACCGTGACGAACGCCCAGAGCCTGCGTCTGGTTTGTTCCAACCAGTTTTACCTTCTCGGCGCCCAGCTTGTGGCCTTCCCGCTCCCCACCAACACGATTACCTCCCCCGGATTCATCCTCTGAGTATGCACAACGATTTTCCCGTCTCAATCGATCTGGCCATCGACGTGCCCGATATGAAGGGCCCCGGCAAAATGCAGGCCAAGTCCGAGCCTATGTACCCGTCGCTCTTCATCAGCGGCGCCAAGAGCCTTGAGGACCTTCCCCGGGAGGGCTACGCCCTGATCCACTTCAAGCGCCGCAGCATCACGATGGGCGAGCGCGACGGTGAGGACTGCTGCTCCGCCGATCTGGAGATCCACGAGATCCGCCTGCCCGAGAAGGGCTCTGACGAGGATATGGGCGACATCGGCGAGGCCCTCACCTCGATGGCCAAGAAGCGCGGCCTGATGGGCGGCGAGGACGAGGAGATGGAGGAGTCCGACGAGTCCGAGGAGGGCGAGTCCCTTGCCGGCGCGATGGAGGACGAGGACGAGGAGGAATAATCTATGCAGGTCACTCTTGGCCAAGTCATCACTGCTTCAAAGTCGAACGACCTGCTCGGCATCTCCGACCGCGCCAAGATCATTGACTACATCACGCGGGCGATCGAGATCGCCGCGTACCGCGCCAACTGGGACCCGTACGTCGGCATCGTCGATATCTGCTCGAACAACAGCGGGTGCGTGACGTTGCCGGACTTCGTTGAAACGGTGCTGGCCGCCAACGTCGGTGGCCGCCCTTCGCTGGGCCGTTCCAGTTGGTACGAGTTCCACATCAACGGTCTCGGCTCCAACTCGTCCTGCGGTGGCGCGTGCGGCGTGTACTGGGACGACAAGATGTGGAGCCCGACGTTTCAGGACCTGAAGCACTGGAGCCTTGTGGCGGCCATTTGCGAGGACCCGATCGACGGCAACGGATCATTGGAGCTAATCGTGCAGGGCGAGACGATGGACGCCCAGTACAACCAGAAGATGGCCCTCACCATCCCGGTGAGCGGCCCATCCACGCCGGGCGTGCGGGTGCCGATCCTGACTGGGTTCGCCTCGACCGACCCGGGGGTGACCTACTTCAAGAAGATCACGCAGGTCACGAAGCCCGTGACCCGGGGGTACATCAAGCTGATCGGCTTCCGGCCGGAGCAGTTGAGTCAGGCCGTCACGCTTGGGTACTACGCTCCCCACGAGACCAACCCGCTTTACAAGCGGATGAAGGTCTCCTGCAACTGCGAGTGGGTGCGGATCAAGTACCGGCGCAAGACGATCGCGCTGGTCAACGACTATGACCTTATCCCGCTGGATTCGTATCAGGCGACGCTGGATCTGCTTAAAGCTATCCGCCTGCGCGAGACGAACAATATCGATCTGGCCGAGAAGTATGAGATCAAGGCCGTCCAACTTCTGACTGACGTCCAAGCGATCAAGGACGCCGCCACTTGGACGCCAATGCAGGTCGACCCCGCGTTCGGGATCGGCACCATCGACTACCGCTGACCTATGGCTGAGAGCGTCACCCAAGGCCGGATAATGATCGAGGGCGGCCTCGATGGCGCCCGCTTTTCCGGTTTTCCGGAAGGCGTGGACAGCTATTCCCATCCGCTTGCCGTGCGTCAGACGCAGGTCCGCTGGCTGGAGAACGCGGTGACGCAGGGCGCGTTCCTGCAAACGCGTCCGGGCTTCAAGAGTCACCTGACCTTTGACGTGGTGACCGAGGGCAGCGCCTTCCGCACTTGGTGGCTCGCCGCCGGCCAACCGGTGCTGCACCCGCAGATGCTGGTCGACTTCTCGCCGTCGGACGCGCCGTCTCAGCTCGTCTTCGCGATCAGCGGCTCCGTCTGGTTCTGCGTCCTGAACCCGGACGGCACGCTCCAGCCGGCCCAGCAGATCACCACCCTCCAGTTCACGCCCTACGCCGACCAGATCACCGGCACGGCCTGCACTCAGACCAACACGATCGTCGGGGGCCAGTACGTGAACAACATCGTGCCCAAGAACCTGCTGGTGATTCAGGACGGGATCAACCGCGCCGGCATCTGGGACGGGTACTCCGGCACCAGTATGAACCCGCAGAAGCGGATCTCGACCGACGCGAACGGGAACACCCTGTACGATGTCGGTTACAACGAGACCCGGATCGGGCTGTGGTGCGCGTGGAGCGGTGACCGCCTCTTCGTCTTCAACGGCCGGCTGGGTTTCGCCTCTGACCTCGGCGACCCGACGCACTTCACCGAGGAACTGAACCTGAGCAGTTTTCAGGTGATGGTCTTCCCGGACGAGGTCACCGGCGCGATCGACCGCGGCACCTCCGGCAACAACCAGTCCGCGGTGGTGGTCTACACCCGCACCACCACTTGGACCCTGTTCAGCGGCGTCCGGGCGCGTCTGCCGTCCCAGTTCTCCGCTGGTTGGGCCAACACGCCGGGCTGGATGACCAAGATCTTCAGCGGCGTCGGCTGCATCGCCGGCAAGAGCCCGATCGTGCATCGCGGCCTCCTCTACTGGCGATCCCTGAACGGGCTGGTCGTGTTCGACTCGGTCAACACGGTCAACTCGACCCAGAACCTGCCGATCATCGATCAGGAGATGGCGTACTCGAAACGGTTGGTGACCCCGCCCAACAACGCCGGCGGCGACCTGACCTGCTCGGGCGGCCGAGGCAGCTACGTGTTCTGGTCGATGCCGGTGGGCCCGGTCACCAACAGCCGGTGCTACTGCCGGCACACTCAGGTCCTCGACCGCCAGACCACGCCCGTTGGCACCGCCGGCTGGCAAGGCATCTGGACCGGCATCCGGCCGGTCGAGTGGGCCTCGATCCAGCTCACCGCCGAGCACACCTACGCCCTGTCGATGGACCACGACGGGGTCATCCGCATCTGGGAGGGGTTTCAAGCCAACCGGGCCGACAACGGCCGACGCATCCCGTGGATGGTCGAGACCCGGCTGGACCGGGTCCAGAACTCCGTCTTCGAGTACGCCAACTTCCGGCACTTCCGCCTGATCGTCGACCAGATCGTGGGCAACCTCGACATCGTCGGTTACTGGCGCGGGATGCGCGGCGTGTACCACGAGCTGCTGAACACCAAGGTCACGTCTACTCCCGGCTCGATTCTGGCGCCGGTGCCGGCTTTCGAGGAGATCACCAACAACACGGAGAACTTCGCCTTCCTCCCCCAGATGCGGACGGTGATCTCGCAGGATGTCCGCGGCGTGAACGACGTCTGCTCCTCCGCCGGCGTCGAGTCCGAGTACGAGGATGGCACCGACCACGCCTTCAGCCTGCTGCTGAAGATGACCGGCCGGGGCGCCATCGTCGCGTACCGGATCGCGGTCGATTCCCGGCCGGACAACACCGAGGGCCGGGCGATCCTGCCGTCGGGCGTCAGCGAAGACGGGTTCAACATCGTCAGCGCCGCGGAATGTCCGGAGCATATCGAGGGCGTCACGCCGGAGTATCAGCTTTACGATCAACCGGTTCAGCTTGCCCTTAGTCCGTACCAACCGGCATACGACGAGTCGTTCAACTACCAATCGCCCACGTCCTGATGAGCGCCACGATCCCCATCACCCTCACGCCGGTTCCGGTGCCCGTCGGCGTCAAGGCCACGGACATCAACCAGTTGATCACGATCATCACGCAGTACACGGCTGCGTCGGTGAACGCTAACGTCTCGTTCTTCCAGATCGTCAGCGCGGACCCCACCCAGATCACGACCCCGCTGATCTTCAACACCACGCAGGGCGTCTTCAAGTTTTGGGACACCACGGTGGGCAAGTACACGCCCATCTCGCCGTTCCAGCCCGGGGATATCAAAAACACGTTCAACGGTGGCGACAGCCCGCAGACCGGTTGGATCGATTGCGACGGCCGGCCGATCGGCGACGTGCCCAACATCAGCGCCAACCAGCAGGGCGTCCTGAACGCCTTGTTCGGCGTGGGCGGCAACCTTCCCGACCTCTCGCCCGTGCAGGGCTTCTCGGATCTGCCGGCGGCCAACGCCTTCACCAACGTGCCCGTGCTCAACACGGTGCCGCCGGATGGTCAGATCGGCGCGCTGCCCTTCTCCTCGGAGTACGATCCGGTGCAGCCCCAGAATCTGGCTTCCAACACCGAGACGCTGCGGGACAGTCAGGACGCGCTGCGGACCTCGCTCGTCACGATACAGGGCCTGTCCAACCAGATGTTGCAGGCGATGATCAACCCGGTCACCGGGCTCACCGCTCAGGTGTTCGTGGGGTATCCCTGATGAGCATTTTGGTACAGCCGTCGCACGAGCTGGAGGTCTTCAACCGGATGGCCAACCATCCGGCGATCGCTCCGCACGTCCGCGACGACCGGGTCAAGGGCGACATCGACCTCGCGCCGCTCAACACAAGTGAGAACGTGTTTTTGAGAGTGCAGGTCGACGATCACGATGCCGGTTTTGCTGTCTTGGTGCGCCACGGAAGCATCTTCGAGATGCATTCCGGCGTGTTGCCGGGGTTTCGAGGCTCTACGGCGCTGGCAATGGGCCGGGCCGTGATCAACTGGGCCCGCAATCAACTCCGGTGCGACCAGTTGACGACTTGGGCGTGGGAGCATTCCCCGCACGTCCTGATGATGACGCGTCTGCTGGGCTTCAAGGAAGTCAATCGGGTTGATTGGCCGTACACTGTTGAAGGCCGCACCGTCCGCCGGGTCGATTTTTCCCTAGCCCTCAATCCTTCTCCACAATGCCTGTAGCAGCCGCCCTGCCTTACATCGCTACCGCGGCTTCCGTAGCGGGAACCGCCAGCGCCATCTCTGCCCAGCGAAAATCCGCTGCCGCCCAAAAGGACGCTTTGGCCCGTCAGGGGGAGATCACGGCCAACCTCAAGTACGAGCCGATCAATCTGGAGAACCTGAAGGAGCAGACGCGCCAGCAGGCCATCACCAACGCGACCCAGTCGCTGGCGTTGGAGCGTGAACTGCGGCCGGATGTCGCGGCCACGCGCCAGATGGTCGCGGAGCGGGTCCGCAGCGATCTGGCCCTTGGCGGGGCGCTCTCTCCTGACGTTGCCAATCAGGTGGCGCGGGCTTCGCGCACGATGGGGGCGATGAGCGGTGCTCCCGCTGGCCCCCTGACCGCTGCCCAGATCGGACTCACCGCCGAGGGGCTTCGCTCTCAGCGGCTGGGTGAGGCCAATCGGTTGTTGCAGATGAACCCGTTGATGCCGGTCGGGCTTGACCCGGGCGCGCTGGCCTCGGCGATCGTCGCGCAGAACGCGGCGATGAACCAGTTTAACGCGGCCAAATCCGGGAGTAACGCCAACCTCGCCCAAAGCGCCGGGCAAGTGGGCGCTGGTCTGGCGGCGGGTCGGCACAGCACCAATATGGGCGTGCTGAACGATATCCCGGGTATTCTGAGGCAGGTCTCTAGCCTCCCGGTTTTCCAGCCGGGAGCGCCCCAGACTCCGCCCGATCTGGGCTTTGACGCTTCCAAGCTCAACTTGCCCGGCATCGTGACCCCCACGCCCAACATCCCGTCGATCTCGCTGACGCCGGGCCTCACGTAATCCTATGGCCACGCAAGGCTTTCAACTCTCCCAGTTCGATCGGGCGCCGGATATCCCGTCAAACGTCGGCGTTGTAGATACAAAAAGTATCTACGGCGCCGTTGTCGACGCGCTCAGGACGAACGAGGCCCTGCGTACGACCCAATTGGCTCAGGCCAAGACCGACGCAGAACTTGGGCTGGCGCGAGACAAGGCGCTGACCGAGCAGTCCCTGCTGGAGCCCGAGGCGGTCAGTCGCCGTGCGCGGGCCAACCTGCTCGCCAGCGAGTCCGCTTTTGCGATGCCCGGCGTGGAGGGTGCGGCTCGCGCTCGTCGTGCTCAGGATGCTCTGGCTTCGATGCGGGACGAGCTGGTGATCGGCAATCTGCCTTTGGCTTCTCAGCTCGATCAGGCGACGCTGAACCAGCGGTTGTTGCAGACTCAGGCGATCACGCCAGAGATGGTCGACGCCCAAGCCCGGGCGAGTCTGATGGCAAATCGTTTGGCCGCTGGAACAGCCCAGCAGGGTTTGGATTTGCTAGATACTCGAACCCAGTTGGAGCGTCTGGAGTTGGAGCGCAAAAAGAAGGGAGCGGAAATCCTGTCTGATCCAGCTCTTATCCGCCAAATGGCGCAAGCCAAGGCGTACTCTGGGATGCCCGCGGCACTCAGCACGTACGGATTCGCTCAGAGAATTCTGGCTGACCCGAACAGCACGCCTGAGCAAATCCGGGCCGCCCAGATAATGCTAAAAACGGCGCCCACCGCGAACGCCGATCCGACGTTACGCGCGCAACAGTCGTTCCAAGCCAAACGCGGCTCGGTCGCCGCAGCCTTGGAAATGTCGCTGCCTAAACTGGAAGGCGCGCTGGAATCGTTTCAGGCAAAATCGAACAACTTTGATCGCCTTATCGACGAGGCCGAGGCGCTAGTAAGTCCATACACGACCGGATTCGGGTCGCTACTTGATCAAATGCCCGCCTCGCAAGCGAGGGCGCTGGCCACCACGGTAATGTCGCTTGAAGCGACTCTCGGTTTCGACGCATTGCAGGAAATGCGGGCAAATTCGCCGACCGGTGGCGCGCTTGGCAACGTGACCGACTTTGAAAACAAGCGGCTGTCGGCCACCATCGCCAGCCTCGATACTGGTGTCGATGGCGCGACCTTTTTGGAGCGCCTTCAGGTTCTCCGAAACGAGCGTGCCGAGGCGCTTCGCCGGATGCGCGCCGGGCTGATGCGCGATCAAAACTCGGTGCAAGAGTTCCGGTCGAGCGTCGGGATGCAGCCTTCGCCGTTGGCTCCCCAAACCTCGCCGTTGGCTCCTCAACGCGGGTCGCAATCGTTCAACTACAAGGGCTTCACGGTCGAAATTCTCCCTCCGACTCCCTGAGTTATGCCTGCTTTTATCATCACCGATCCGAATACCGGTCGTCGTATCCGGGTTCAGGGCGCGTCTCAGCCGAGCAACGAAGACATTCAGGGCATTTTTGCCCAGATTGACGCTGGAAGCGCGCCTGCCAGTCCGGCTCCGGCTCCGGCTCCGGCCCCTGCCGCTCCGCGATCTGATCGGGCCAAAGCCGACACGCTTGGGGAGTTCACCACCAAGCCCGAGACCGTGCCGGAGTCCAGCCCCGGGCTCGGAGTTATGGCGGCCGAGATGGGCACCAGCGTCGCGGGCGGTGCGCTCGGTCAGACCATTGGCGCCGCTGGCGGTCCCGCGGGTATGGCGGTGGGTGGAGCTATTGGTTCCGGTATCGCCAACATCGCCAATCAACTGATGCGGATGCGGGCCGATCCGAACTACAAATTCAAGTTTGGAGAGTTGATGGCGGAGGTCGGCACCGGAGCCATTCCGGGTGGTCCGCTCCTCAAGGGCGGTGCTAGGACGCTCGCTTGGCAAGGCGTCAAACAAGCCGCAGGCGGTGTGGCTGCTGGCAACATCCAGTCCGTGATGGACGAGGGCCGGCTCCAAACAGCCAAGGAAAACCTGCTTTCAGGGGCGCTCCCGGCCGTCGCGGGCGCTGGCGCTCAAAAACTGTTGTCGGGCACGCCAGAGGCGGTTGCGGCAGCCACCAAGGCGATGCGGAAGCCTCCACAGGAGGTGAAAACCCTTCAGGAAGCTCAGAAGCTCGGCCTGAAGGCCCTGCCGTCGGAGATCAAGAAAGGCGGCGTCAGCACCCCGGGAGCCACGTCGGAAGCCAGCCCCGAAGGGTTTTTCCGCACACAACTGGAGAGTCTGGGCGGCGCCACCGCATCCAAGCGCCAGATTCAACTGGAAAACCAGCAGGCCATCAACGACGCGGTCAAAAAGCAGCTTGGGGTCAAGGGCGACGAACTCAGCCCCGCCGCGCTCAAAAACGTCCGCGTCAAGCAGGGCGAAGTGTACGGGGAGTTCGCCAGTATGGCCGAGACGGCCCGGCCGCAATTGGCGGCGTTGGACCAGCAGCGCAAAAGTATCGAACTTCTCGACCCCAATTACGCGCGCTCCAAGGGCATCGTCATCGCGGACGAGTTGCAGAAGTTTGACGCGGCCAACGCGGCGAAACGTGCTGAATTGGAGACCGCGGTCCGGTCCGACCCGCTGGAGCTGCGGAAAATCCGCGGCGAAGCCCAAGAGGCGATGGACCGGTACTACGCGTCCGGCGGCAAAGATGTGAACGCGCAAACGAAAGCGTTCGAGCTCCGCGATCAGGCTACCAAAATCGAGGAGGCGATGGAACAAGCCGCGGCCAACGCCGGCAAACCGCAGTTGGCCAAGAAGCTGGTCAACGCTCGCCGGATGATCGCCCGTACTTACGCGGCGGAGGACGCGCTCAATCCCGGCAATTTTAACATCGACCCGGACAAGCTGGGTCAGGCCGCACTTCGCGGCGTTCCGTTGGATGGCAATCTGGCCACCATAGCCAATTTCCGCAACGCCTACCCGCAGAGCGTCCGCGAGGCTTCCAAGGTGGCGGAACCGGGCGTCAGTCACGCTGCCACCATTCTGGCAGGCGGCGGCACGCTTTTGGGCACCAAAGACCCGGTTCTCGCGGGAGCAGCCGCGGTAGCGATGCCTTTGGCCCGCGAGGCTGCGCGAGGTTTCCTCACGTCGGATGTCGCTCAAAAACGAGCCACCGACGCCCTGTTGGAGCGAACTGTTGGTCGCAAGATCAACGTGCCCACCGAGGTCCGACTTGGCGAATCCGCCACCCGTATGACCGGTCAGCAGGCCGCGAAGGCCGCGTCGGACGAGACGCCGGACGTTATCCGCGAAGATGTGGAGGCGTTGCAGGAAGACCCGCAGGGTATGAAGGCCGAGTTCGAGAAAAAGTACGGTAAAGGCTCGTCCGCGAAGTATCTGTTCCGCAAAAAAGCCGACTGATGGACTACCTGATCACCAAGGAGCCCGAGAAAACCGACTACCTGATCGAGCCCGAGCCGGAGACTCCGGCCGAGCCGCAGGGGCTGATGTCCAAAGCCAAGGACACGGCGGTCTCCTTTGGCATTGGTGCCAACAGCCTGCTCCAGATGGCGGGCGATCTGTACGGGCTGGCCACGGGCGATATGGGCAACGTGGTCTCCCAGCAGGCGCGGGAGAACATCCAATACCTCCAGCAGAGCAAGAGCCCGGAACTGCGGCAGGCCGAGGAGACGCGACGCAAGGCGATCGAGGCGGACGAGGACGAACTGGGCAAGGCCCTGAGCTACGTTCGCCAGACGGTCACCAACCCCTCGTTGCTTTCCAGCGCGCTGGCCGAACAAGTCCCCAACTTGGTGGGAACGGGTGGTGCAGGTGCCGTCGCCAAAGCCGGCGCCGAAAAGGTCTTGTTCAAGACGGCGGCCGATCAGGCCGCCAAGCGTCTGGCGGCCAAGAAGGCTGCCCAGATCGGTACGGGTGCCGCGGTGGCCGCAGGTGCCGGGATGCAGGGCACCGACGTTGGCTCAGACCTGTACGACGAGACCGTTTCGGCGCTCGACAAGGTCACGGACGAGCAGGCGCTCTCCATCCCTGAGATCGCCAGTTTGGTGGAGGAAAAAGGTGCCACTCTCGACGAGGCCAAGACCGCGTTCGCCCTGATGCTGGGGCGCGAGGCGTTTGCGTTGGGGGCCACGATCTCCGCCGGCGCGCAGATGCTGCCCGGTGGTCGCACCATCGAGCGTTCTTTTGTCGGCCGGCAGGTCGGAGGCCGTTTGGCTGGAGCGATTGGCGGCGGATTGGGCGAGGCCGCCAGCGAGGCGGTGGAGGAAGGCGGCAGCCGGGTGGCGGCAAATCTTCTGGCGCGGCGTTTTGAGCCTGAGCGTCCTTTGGCCAAGGGCGTTGGCGAAGCCGTGGGTCAGGCGGCGCTGGTCGGGGGTATCCCCGGCGCCACGTTTGGTGCCGCATCTTCCCGCCCCACACCGCAGCCGGCGCCGGAGGGTGAAACTACGGCGGGCAAAACCGGAGAAGCTCCGGCGTCGGTTGCGACCAAGAGCACCCTTGCTGGCGCTCCTGAGGTGGCGCTGGAGAGTTCCGAGGGCCTGACGCCCGAGCAGTTCTACGCGGCCGTCAACATTCGCCAAGCTCGGCTGATGGGCGGACAGCCCGATCCCGAGGACATCCGGATTGCCGGCGAAGTGCCGCTGCCCAAGGTGCAGATCGATCCGGAGAAGGCCAACCAAGCGATCGAGCAGGCCCAAGCCGCGTTGCAGGAATGGGCCGATTCCACGGCAAACGCGCCGCAGAATATCCGGATCATCTTCGACCCGGAGTTGCTGCATAACGGCTATGGCGTGCAGGGGTATTACAGCCCTGACGGCAGCATCTTCATCAACGCCGCGTTCGTCGCGCCGGAGAACGTCGGCAAGATCGCCAGCCACGAATGGGCCCACTCCACGCTGGCCACGCCCGAGGGTCAGCAGGCGTTCGCCGATTTTGTGCAGCGGGAAATCCCGCAGGGCGAACTGGACGCGCTGGCCGCCCGTTACGGCACGCAGGACCGCCGGGTGCTGCTGGAGGAATGGATCGCCGAGAATCAGGAGAAGGCCCCCGGGGTGATCGAGCGCATCGTCGCCCGCATCCGTGAGTGGCTCGCCAGCTTCAACATCGTCGATCTGAGCGACGCCGAGGTTGCGGACATTATGCTCCGCACCCTGCGCCAGCAGGCCGAGGGTCGCATCCAGCCCGACACGTACGAGGCGATGCAGCCCGCCGAGGGCGAGCGATTCAGCCTCTCGGCGGAGCCGAAGCGCATCTCTGGTGTGATGGCCAGCCCCAGCATCACCGACATCAATTACGACCGGGCGAAGCGCAATCTGACCTCGGCCAATCAGGCCCGTTTCAAGAGTCAGATTTCCGAATACGCCCCTGAGGCCGAGATTTTCGACGCGGTGGGCGATTGGGCCGACGGATCGGAAAACTCCGTTGCGGCCATTTTCCAAGACCGCAAGTCGTCCGACGAGCTCCAGCGTCTCGCGGCTCAAGTTGGCCTCGCCGGCGACCAGAAGGCCGTCCTCTGGTGGCGCACCGAGCCCGAGGGCGCCGACGCGATCCACGAGATGAGCTGGCCCAAGACCGTCTCGATGGACGAGGCGCGTCAGGCGATGATCGACGTGGGTCTGGAGAACCGCACGCTCATCCAGACTCCCGAAGGCGTGCGCGGATTCGTGTTTGACCAAGGGCGTCAGAATCTCAATAAGATCGAGGCACTCAATGAACACGAAACCCAACCTTCTCTCGAATCCAGCCCCGCAGCAGGAGACTTCCTCGGCAGTTGGACAAGCCGCGCCGAGGGCCGACGGGCCTACCGGCGAGTACTGGGATCGACTCCGCAAGCTCAAGCGGGTGCGGGTGAGCTACGATCTGGGGAGGTCGGTGGGGTCGGGGATCGTGGTGAGCCAGAAACCCGATTCAGCCTGACCGAACGGGTCGCGCAAGGGCGCGACACCGTGCTGGCGGCCGAGGCTCAGAAGCTGAAGCGCGGCGAGACGACGCCGGCGAAGTACGCCCGCAAGGTGGAGCAGAGGATGCCGCTCCGTCCGTTTGACGAGGTTCCTGAGCCTGCTACGGGCGAGGACATCCTCCGTGGGCTCGGCAACCGGATGGCCGGCGAAACGCTCAAGCGCGAGCTGAAGGCCAATCCTGAGGACATCGAGGGCCAGCAGGTCGAGGCGCGTCTGGACATCCCGTCCTACGAGGACGCGAACGTCTGGACCGTCACCCTGCACAACCCCCGCGAACGCGCTGGGGCTGCCGGCAAGGTGCTGGCGTACACGCCCACGGCGATCCTGCGCGACGTGACCTTTACGGTCAACGAGACCGCGGCGATGAACGTCGCCGCTGGTGCCCGCAAAAGCACCTTCGCGACGATGGACGGCACCTACGTGCCGGCGACCGCCCGAAGCGCCTACGAGCAGGCCGTGGAGGCCAAGGAGAGCGGTGACTGGGTCGAGATCGGGATGAACCCGATCCGGCACTCCTACTTCTACGACAAGGCCGACCAGCGCCCGGTTGTCTCGGCCGACGAGGTCATCCAAGTCGGCGGTCTGGTGCTGGGCCGCGGCGTGCAGTACGGCGAGAAGCCGGATTACAAGTTCAGCCTAGCCCAGACCAAGACGCCGGAGTTTCAGAATTGGTTTGGTGATTCCCAGATCGTGGACGCGGATGGGAATCCGCAGGTGATGTACCACGGAACAGCTTTCCGTCCTGACCCAAGGAAACCCGAATTTCCGAAAGTTACATTTACTAGGGATTTTACTGAATTTAGGCCGAACGAACGCGGACTGATTTTTACTTCGCTTGATCCAAAATTCTCCGACAAATTTGCAATGGAGTATGCCGGATATGGAGGCTCATACAAAGAGGGCGCTCGGGTGTATCCGGTATTTGTTAAAACCGAAAACCCGTTTGATTACGAAAATCCTCTCCATATCAAAAAACTTTTTGGGGATAAAAACGAATTAAACACTCTAGATTTGACCGTTGGTATTGTTTCGCGTGGCGAAGTGATGGATGGAAGTTACGCTGCTATCGAGGCTTTAAGCCGTAAAATTAAAGAGGCAGGGTTTGATGGTCTCTACGTTTTTGAACGCGGCATTAAAAATCTCGCGGTTTTCAGTTCTGACCAACTGACTTCAGCCACCGGCAACGTCGGCGCATTCGGCCAACGCCCTCTCACCGCCGAGGAGCGCGAGCGTCTGGGCGTGACGGAGGAAGAGGCGGCTGAAGGCCAGAAGCGTGGCGACATCCGGATGAGTCTGGCCCGGGGCGGCACTCGCTTCAGTCTGGAAGAAACCCGTCGGACCCGAATCCAGCCGGCGGGGTTCCCGCCCGACCCGTTGGGCTTCTTCTCCCCGCTCCAGCGCGCCATCGCCGAGATGCCGGACCGCGGGTTCGCCGACTACGTCGCGACGCCGGCGGTGCCGGGGCGCAGCTTCCCGGCCCGCACGATCCGCGACAAGGAGGGCAACGTCATCAAGGAGATCCCGGCACGCACCGAGCCGGACAAGCCGGAGCGCGTCGTGACCGCCGCGGAGCAGCTCCGCAGCCACCTTGAGAAGTTCAACGTGAAGAAGGAGGAGCTGGAGGACATCCGGGACACCGGCGGTCAAACCTTCGCCGACTGGATCGCGCAGAACCCCAACGCGACCAAGGAGGAGGTCGCGCAGTTTGTGGCCGAGAATCAGGTCTCCGTGGAGGAGAACGTGCTTGAGCCACAGGGCAAGTATCAGATCGTTCAGGACGGAGAGGTCATCGATATGCTCTCTTTCGACACCGAGGAGCAAGCGGCGGCTTACATCGACCAGTCGATCCAAGACTACACGTCAGAATTCGAGATCGACGGGGACCAACTGATCGATCCCAGCGGGGACGTCGTCTCTGAAATCACGAAGGACGAGGATAAGGACCTGTATTATGTTGGGTATCCCGGCGCTCCCAAAACTGATTCCCGCTTGTACTACACGTTGAACGGGGCCCGGCGCGCCCTCCAACAAGAATTGGAGGGGATCGCTTTTGGGGAAATTAGGAGGTATCGGGTACAGGAAACGGCTTCCGCCACTTTTGAGGAGTACACGTTGCCGGGCGGTAGGAACTACCGCGAGACCGTCCTGACCTTGCCCAAAGGTGCCCGCGGCTCCGGATTTTTCTCAACCCATTTCCGGGACACTCCCAACTACCTCGCGCACGTTCGACTCAAGGACCGGGTCACGCCCTCCGGTGATCCCGTTCTCTTCGTCGAGGAGATTCAGAGCGACCTCCACCAGAAGGCCCGGGATATCGGCTACAAGGGACTGGAGAGCCCGCAACAGAAGGCCGAACGACTCAAGAAACTCGAACAGGTCCGAGACGAGCTGGAGTTAAATGGCACCCAGATAGATCGCAGCGATAATCAAATTGCACGGCTACAAGTGGAGATTAACAAGTCCCGCGATCAGGGGTTAGACGCGGAGCGTTTGAACGAGCAACTGGAGGTTGAGTACAAGATCAACGAGAACCTTTCCCGCATCCGGGCGAGGCTTATGGATCAGGCGGATGAATTCTCGCTGGCGGCAAACCCGAGAGGTGTCCCCAACGCGCCGTTCAAGAAGACTTGGGCCGAGATGGCCTTCAAGTACGTGCTGTCCGAGGCCGCCCGGAAGGGCGACCAGTACCTCGCTTGGACCACCGGCGAGCAGCAGAACAGACGCTACCCCGAATTGTCTGCGGTGGTGCGATCCGTCGGATGGGAAAGCCGTCTTCCGGGCTTTGGGGCCGACCCCGGCGAGAAGTTCCTCAGAATCCGTATGGTCAATGAGACGGCCCCACTTGAGTTAATCGTGGAACCGGAGGGGACTGTCCGTCCCTTCAGCAGGGCGGATGTGCGGGCGCAGCGGTTTGAAGGGGCGACCCTGACCGAGATGGTCGGCGCCGACTTGGCCAACCAGATTCGCAACAAGGACAGCGGGGATGTTTTTTTGACGGAGGACCTCGTCATCGACGAGCAGGGTATGGTTGGTTTCTACGACGAGATCATCCCGCAGTTCGCCGCCAAGTACCTGAAGAAGTACGGCGTCAAACCGGAGATGATCAGCGTCGTGCTCCGGCCGCAGCGCAAGGAGCCCAGCCCGCTCAACATCCCCGGCGAGGAAGACGCCGAGGTGGAGGTGCCGCAGAGCACCGCCAAGGTCAACGCGGTGCGGATCACGCCGGAGATGCGTGAGGACTTCGTCGGCCGCGGCCAGCCGCGCTACAGCCTGAGCGCCACCAAACCGCGGAACGTCAGCACCGTGGGCGTCACCCGCGAGGCGATGGGGTTGCCGCTGGAAGGCCCGGTCTCCAAGAACGCGGTGGCCAAGGCCCTCAACGACCTGAGCCGCGGACTGCTGCGCGGCGAGGAATTTGACGACGACCAGATCGCGATCGCGCACGGCGTGATGAACGCGGTCGCCGAGGGACGAAGCCAACTGCTGCTGGGTGACAAGTCCGGCGCGGACTGGTACGACACCGACATCGACACGGCCAAGAAGTACCTGCGGCGGGCCCTGCCGAGCCTGAAAAACGACACCGATATGGTGCTCTTCACGGCCGTGATGACGCCGACCTCGTTCGGCCAGAACCCGCTGACCAACGTCGCCACCGCGGTCCGCATCTACGAGGCGGCGGGGGACGATCCGTGGGGCAATCTGCCGCCGCGGCAGGCCGACGGGAAGAAGGGTTGGACCGCCCGGGGCAACGCGGTCGCGTTGGGTCTCGAACGCATCAACCAACTGGTCAATGAGCGGGGCGAGCGTGGTGCGGTAAACTGGCTGCTGAAGAAACACCCGATCTCGGAGCTGCGGAAGTACAACGAGAACGTATCCGGCAAGGCCGGCGACCTGAAGTACGGCGCGTACATCTTCGGCCCCAAGGGTGGCCCGTTCTTCCTCAATATGAACGGCATCCGCGAGGAGATGACCAAGGACCTCTGGTGGAGCCGCACCTTCAACCGCTGGTTCGGCACGATGGAGGAGACCGTGCGCGCCGTCGACGAGGAGGGCGGTGTTGAGGGCGAGAAGGAGCAGGAGGCCGAACAATTCCGGATTCAGGAGGTGCCCCGCAACGACGCGGAGCGTCGCCGGATGGACGCGATCGCCAATCAGGCCGCCCAGCGGCTGGGATTGACCATCGAGGAACTGCAAGCCACCCTTTGGTACTATGAACAACAGCTCTGGAAGCGGCTCGGAGCCAAGGTCGAGTCCTACTCTTTCCGGGACGGAGCCCTCCGGATTCTCGAAAAACGGGGCATCGAGCGCCCCCGAGTTCGCCGCGGTGATTCGCCGAATGAAGGACGAAGGCAGGCTGCCTACCTTCTCGCGGCTGCTGAAAGCCGTCCGCAAGCCCCGCCCGATCAGCCAGCCAAGATCGAGGTCAGCGGAACGCGATAAGATGCCGGCGAATACCAACCGTCTGCCCTTAGCTCGTTGAGCTGGCGGAAAGCGGCGTCGTAGAGGCGCCCGCACTGCTCCAGCGAGTAGCGGCTGCGGGTCAGCACCGAGCAGATGTCCCGGCTCATCCCGCGGGCCGCCTCGATCGAGGCCACCCAGTCGCCGAGCGTGTTGCAGCGGTAGCCGGTGATCCCCTCGCGCACCGTCTCGGTGAACGCGCCGTAATCGACCGAGATGAGCGGCGTGCCGCACAGCATCGACTCCACGCCGCTGCCGGCAAACGGCTCGATGAAGCTGGTCGGCATCAGCATACAACGGGCTTTTCCCACCAGCTCGGCGCGGGCCTTGCCGTGGACCGGGCCGACGTACTCGATGTCGAGCCGCGACTGGTCGGGCGCGGGGTCGCTGAGGACGTGCCGCATCACCTCCTGCTCGAAGTTGCCCTGACCGGCGAAGACGAACTTGGGCACCGGGCCCTCGCGCTTGGCGTACTCGCGGATGATCGCCGCGATCGTGGTCATCCCCTTCTCCGGGGTGATCCGGCCCATATAAACGACGTAGTCGCCGGAGCCGTCGCCGACCGGCCAGTCGTCGAGGTCGAAGTAATTGGGCACGACCCAAGAGTAATACCGGTTCTGGCCCTTCTCGTCCCGGCTCACTGAGTTGTCGTGATCCCACCGGCCCCAGTGGTAGTGGCGCCACGCCTGACTCTCGAAGATCCGCCACGCCCCGAACGGTTTGTCCGAGTAGCCGATCCCGCTCTCGACGTGGACGGCCTGCGGGAAGACGTTCACCAACTGGTCGTGGGCGCGGCCGAACGGGTGCAGGATGAAATCGCCGGGCTGCACGCGCTTGGCCAGCTCGACGATCAGCCGGCTGTTGAAGGTGGGCCAGCCCCGCTCGCCGATCACGGCGTGGTCGCCGTGGAACTGAGTCTTGTCCTTGCGCGAGTAGTGCTGGGCGAACTCCGCGGCGTTGAGGATGTGGACGGTCTCCTTGGCCGCCGGGTCGTCGACGCTGCCCTCGTTGCAGTAGCGGATCACGTCCCACCCGTAAGGCGCCATCATCTTGGCCCAACGCCGGCACTTCCCGGTGAAGGCGCAGTGGCTGTAGTCGTCGGTCAGGATCGTGTGGAAACACGACACCAAATGCATCGTCGGCAGAGTGGGCATTGGGGGCGCCTATCTTAACAAGAAAAGCGCGTCAAGTACTACTTGCCAAGCACTTTTGACGGGGTTAATCCGGGGGCAGAGAAACCCATTTTTCCAATGCCTTCCGTCATCATCCCCCCGACCGACGTCTCGCCCTACACTGGAACCGGTGATCAAGTGTTGGCCAACACGCCGACGCTGGTGACGCCGAACATTGGCGCTGCGACTGGCAGCAGCGTGAACTTGAGCGGCAACGCCACGGTGGGCGGCAACCTCACCCTGACCGCCGCCGCCGCGACCGTGACGATGGGGAGCACCAACACGGCGAGCATCGCGGTGAATAGCAACGGCTTGCTGATCATTACGCCGACGG